GTATTAAATTCATGCTCTAGCAAAGCAATTAAAAATTTAAATCCCGAAAGGGTTATATCGCTCACCACTGACTATTCTTGCTAGGGCTGGTTAATGGTGGGCGAATATTTTTGGAGGGGAAAATGGGAGTAAAAAGTAATTACTTCAGACACTCTTTTGACGCACACAATGATGCAAAAATAAGAAAACTAATTCAAAGGTGCGGAGCGAAAGCATACGCCATTTATTTTGTTCTTTTGGAAGTATACTGCTCTAAGTTAAAAGACGATGACGGGCATGATGTTGAGCAGGAAATTGACCTGAAGTTGGTTGGAAGTTACCTCGGACTTAGGTCAGACTCGGTTCATAGTTGCATGATAGTTATGGAAGAGTTGAAACTAATAGAGGCACTATCCCTAAAGTACGACCAAACTATGATTAAACTATCCATTCCTAAGCTGTTGAAATATTACGGAAAGTACAAAAATGTATCGGACGAAAATTGCCCTAATAAAAGAAAAGAAAAAGAAAGAAAAGAAAAAGAAAATAAAATATATTACAAAGGGGGTAAGGAGCTAGGCGTTATTCCGGTTCAATCCAAGTCTGAATTTTTTGAACCAATAGCGTTACAAACCGCTAGTCCGGAAAGCACTGCGACATCGACCAGCGTCGAGATCGCCAGGGTTAAAAATAACTCAACTCCTGCAGGTGATGAGTCCAAATTGGCCCGATTACGTACATGGGAATTTTATGAAAATGCCTATCTCTCCCGCTATGGTGTAAACCCAGTTCGAAATGCTAAGATCAATGGGCAAATTCGCCAATTCGTTGAGCGTCTAGGGGCGGTGGAAGCTCCACTCGTCGCAAGATTCTATCTTTCGCATAACTCAGCTAAGTACGTTTCAAATGCTCATCCAGTTGGATTCATGCTCTTAGATGCCGAAAAGCTCAGGACGGAATGGCTTAGAGGGAAGCAAATAACAGCAACGGAAGCACATAGTTCTGAAAATAAGCAGCAAATCATCAACGCATTTAACAAGTTTTTAAAGCCGGAGGATCTATGAAGAACCAAGAAGTGATTAAAGCATTGATGGCAATGGCCGTAATTTACAACAAAAACCTTAATGAGGCTGCGGTAAATCTTATGCTTGACGACCTTGAAAGCTATGAGCCTGAAAAAATTCTGTCAGCTTTAAAATTGTGTCGGCTTGAGATTAATCGTTTCCCAACTACTTCCGAAATTATTAAGCGAATTTATATCAAAACTGAATCTTCTCAGGGGCAAGAAATATTAGCTTCAATTTTTCATGCAATTTCATGGTTTGGTTATACCAATCCTCAAGGGGCAAGAAGAATAATTGGCGAGATTGGTTGGAAGGCTGTGAATAGCATGGGTGGATGGCAAAGACTATGCGACTCACCCGCTGACGACGCTTCTATTTTACGGGCACAACTTAGAAAAGCCGTAGAATCTGCGGTTGAGGAAAATACAAGATGTGACGTTTTGGGAATTAAATTTGAAGGTTATCGCAGTGAAGAGCTTTTCTCTTCTAAAAAAGAACTCAAGCCAATGAGGCAGCTTGATTATTCCAGTTTTACTTCTGAGGAACCAGCCTCTCCTGAATGAGGAATTCAGCCAAATTTAAATTTAAGAGGATATGAAAATGAATCGAAATATTTTTGAAGCTATGTTTATAAAAATTACCACACAGTTTGGGGCAAAGAATTATTCACAGGACAAAATAAATCTAATTTACGATGAAGTTAAAAACATAACGCAGGATGACTTCAACAAAGTTATAATGCACCTGATCGGGAATTCTCGAATTTCGCCAAATTTGCAAGATTTTAGGCGGTCTATATCTGAACTAGGGGTGAGGCCCAAAAACAACGCCTCGAACGCATTAGAGTCCAATAGAGCCGTTCAAATTGAATCCATAACTAATTTTGAATTTCCGGTGTCTAAAAATATGTGGGCAAACAAAAAATATATTTTTATACGTGGCGAAAAATATCCTAAATTTATGATGCGAGAAGACATAGAAGATGTAGCCCTAATAAAGAAAGTAGCCGAAGCAGAAAGTAGATATATCCCCATTTTTAAAAATCTTTGCGATCAGGATTTCAATAATGGAACCAAAAAATTTAGCACCTACTATCAAGAGCTGTTAAAGAACTTCTCCTAGATAGAGAATGGGTGAGGTGTGCCTGTAAGGTTTACAGGATGCCTGTCTGATACAAATGTAAGGTGTAAGATGCAAGGAGACAGTAATGAGAAAGAGGAAGCTCTACAGGAGTTTAAGTAGGAAGACAGACGGTCCCATCCCGCACAAATTCCACGTCCACCACTGTGATTTTAATCACGAGAATAACCATCCAGACAACTTGGTTCAAATCCCGGCGGACCTCCACGCAGCCATCCACAGAAATCCTGAATATAAACCCTCCAAGAAAGAAATAATCGAAAGAATACTCCCAGGGTTTGATTCTCATGATGCTCGCATCAGAGAGAGCAAGGAGGCGATCTTGAGGGAAATGGAGGGGCTGACCAAGAGGATTTTTTATCATCCCGACAAATCCTATTTAATTGGAAGATGCAAGATGATTCTAAACAAAAAGAGGAATCTTAAGAGAAGTCTTTTTAAGAGTAGACCTCCGTGTAAGATAATTATGTCATCTGACATGGTGTGACATAAGAAAATTGCATGATGGGTTACTATATCGAAACTTTAAATCTATCGTTTTCTGACTTTGTGGGGACAGATTTTACAAACTTAAAATAAGCCATTCAAATATCTCTATGTGGGGGTACTTATGGAAGATTTATTACTTTTAAGTAAAAGACGCCATATTAGTTGCTTTATCTAATTAATTTTGATTTATTATATTTAAGCAAGACACTTTTTTCATTTGACTCCTGAGTAGTAGAGCCGTCATTAAACCTGACGGCTTTTCTTTTTTCTTTCAATTTAAACAGTTAGACCTCATTATTAAATAAACCCATTGCAAGGATGCACTGGTGAAAGTTGAGTTTCATGACCTTGTTTCAAGACTTAAAAGACTTGCCTCAGAGCTAGGACGCACCCCTACCAACTCTGAATTTGTTGCAAGTGGAGAGTCAAAAAGACAAATCCTTAAACACAAATACTCCGAGTTAGTTAAAGCTGCCGGGCTTAAACCAAATAAACACGCTCAATCAACCCCTCCAGTTGAAGTCATCCAAAAGCCACCTAAGATATTATGTTTTGATTTAGAACTAGCACCTCTCATCTTACAGGGTTGGGGTTTATACGATCAAAACTTCGGTTTAAATCAAATTCAGCAAGACTGGTTTATCCTATCTTTCGCTGCCAAATTTCTTGATGAGGATGAAATCCATTACTTTGACCAAAGAAATACTAATCCAATAAGTAATGATCTTGAGTTAGTTGAAAAGCTTTATAAGTTAGTCGATCAATCTGATGTCGTGCTGGGTCATAATCTTTTAAAATTTGACCTAAGAAAGCTTAATTCTAGATTTATCTACCATAAAATGATGCCTCTTCCACCTAAGCAAACAATCGATACATTAAAGATTGCTAGAAAGCATTTCTCATTTACAAGCAACAAGCTTGAATACCTGGCCAAATTCCTAGACTGCCAAGAAAAGTCAAGGCATCACTCATTTTCTGGTCATGATCTTTGGTCACAATGCTTATCTGGGAGCCAAGAAGCTTTTAAAGAGATGGAAGCTTATAATAAACAGGATATTATCACCACGATTGAAGTTTATAATCGGCTTGCTTCTTTTGATCCCACAATTAATTTTCAAGCTTATCAACAAAAAAGAGTTTGCACGTGCGGATCAACCGAGTTTCATAAAAATGGGCTTAAATATCTTAAGTCTGGCATTTACCAGATCCACCGATGCTTTAAATGCGGAAAAAACTTTGTAGCAAAAGAAAATCTTATCTCTAAATCCACCAGGGAAGGACTATTCAAATGAAAAAAAGAATTCCTAAAACGCTTACAATTTTAGGTAGAAAATATAAACTTCGCTTTGTTAGCGAGAAAAAGATGATTGAATTAATCGAAGCTCCAGCATGGGCGGCGGTTGACTTTACCAATAAGCAGATCCTTATCCAGGAAACACTTTCAGAAGAAGAGATGATGATTTCTTTGATCCATGAAATAGGGCATATTGCTCATGTGACAAGTGGGCTAAATCAAATCATTCCTCAAGATATCTGTGAGATTATTTGTGAGACATCAGCAAATGCATTTCTTGATCTTATAAGATCAATCCACAAATGACTGCTCAAGTTATCTTTATAAATACGCATTATTATCCCGACATTGAGGAAAGAAGACGCTTGCAATTAATGCAGGATAAGCTTCATTTTACGTTAATAGAGTTGGCATTTCAGACAAGAGAAGAGTCCAGATATCAACAAGTCATCACCAAGATTTCATACCATGAGAAATTTAGAAAGAAGTGGAAAATAATTAATGGGGATAAAGAATAACTCTCATTTCTTTTAAGTTAAACTATTGTAACTATTGATAATTTTTTAATGGGGTAATCAAAAATGATTCATCCCTCCCTACAAAATCATGCAAAATTGTAGTGAGGGTTGATGACTAAACTTTACGAGGTAAAGTCACGTCAATTGACTAAACTTATCTTTATAAACAATTTACATATCTTTAAGATTGATTTACTTTATCTAGAAAATTAGTTTAAAAGGTATGACATGAGAATTATCAATAAGAGAATAGCTGAATATATGTTTAGAAGACGTATTGAGCTTAACTTAACCCAGCAAGATCTGGCGACTAACATCTTTGGTATTAACAGGAACGCTCAATTTATATCAAATTTAGAGCGTGGTAAGTGCCAATTCCCTCCAAGGCATCTAAAGAAGCTTGCGACATATTTAGACGTAAGCATTGATGAACTTGCTAGGCTTATGGCCGAAGATTATGAGGAGAGCATCTTGCATGAAAATGGGGAATTATAAACAGAAATAACAAAGGGCAGAAAATGAGTGAATTGATTTTAAATGGTATTGAGTACGTAAGAAAAGATTCTACTGAAATATTAGAGAATGAAATTAAAAAACTAAAAAAAGAATTATTACAAGAAAATGTTAAAATACATGGAATGCTTGTACAAATAGCTATTTTAAAAGAAAAAGTTGCAGCATTCGAATTAAAAGAATTGTTTAAAGCATAAAAGAGAATAAGTGAATTATAAATCCGACAAGCCATGCGTTGTATGTGGTGAGGCCAGGGAAGATTACGTGACCATGCATCACGTTTATAGTCGTAAGGCATTTTTCGAGTACAAAGACAAGGACTGGAATAAAGCCCCTCTGTGTTTTCTATGTCACACAGAGTGTCATACAAGAGGAAATCAAGAATTTGCCAAAAGAAATAAAGGATTTGCAGATTGGCTTAAAGAAAATGGTTGGATTGTATTTAACGGCAAGCTAATCAACAGGAATATGTATGAATAGAAACCAGATTATTGATGCCATGATAGAATGGAAAAAGCAAAACGATAAAGCTCATCATTTACCAGAGGAAAGATACTGGGATCTAGTTATTGATTACATGGAGAACGAACTAGAATTTACTCATGCAAGACTCTTGATGGATGACATTGATAATCTCAAGGATCAAGTTAATAAGCTTAATAAACTCAATGAGCATTTAAGAAAAGAGCTTACTCACGCTCTTGGATTTCACGACTAAGTATTGACAAATAAAAGCAATGAGTTAGCCTGAAGTAAGTCCAGTGGACTAAAACTTTCTTCCCAGTGGGAAAAAGGCACTCATGACTTACAAAGAGATTGGTAGCATCGAAGCTATTTTATCTTCAATCAACACCTTAAAGGATGGATCGGTTAAGATATCCTTTGAAGTAAATCCTCAAGATCAGTCAGTCATTAATAAGCTCATGAATAGTTACCTTATGGGAGATAAGCTTTTTACGCTTGGCATAGTGCAAGGCGAAACTTTCAGCAAGGATACAAATGTTTAAGAAAGGGCAAAGTGGTAATCCAGCAGGGAAGCCAAAGTCTTTATACAAGAATGAATTTGATGATCTTATAAGAAAAAAGAAAATGCACGAGCAAGGATTGGCAATTCTTGGAGAGTCTTGGGATAGCATAGTTAGATCAATGGTTAATCATGCTGTCAGAGGAAATGTTCAAGCGGCGGTCTTTTTGAGAGATACCTTTATTGGTAAGCCCAAAGAGACAATAAGCCATGATCTTGCAGACAAGGGCATTAAGGTGACTCTTGCTTATAGTGATGAAAAGGTGAATGATGACGCCTCTTCTTCAGGAGTTTAATCCAAAGCTAGTTCCTTGGCAGTTTCAAGCTATCTCATTTTATAATTCATTTGATTATTCCAATGGAATTCTAGAAATGCTGATGAGTGGATCAATTGGATCTGCTAAATCTATTTGTGCAGCTCATTTGATTGCACTTCATGCCATTAAAAACGAAGGATCAAGGCAATTAGTTCTTAGAAGAGCTTTAAAGGATCTTAAAAGGACTTTATGGCAGACTTTAATAAGTCATATAGCCGACGTTCCACAACTCATTAAAGAGTACAATAAATCAGAAATGAGAATTACCTTTGCCAATGGGTCAGAGATTATTGGTGATTCATACGACAAAGGAGACCTGGAAAAGTTTAGGTCATTAGAGTTAAGTGGTGTGACAATAGAAGAGGCATCCGAGTCAAATAAAGAGCTTTATGATGCGATTAAAATGAGGGTTGGGCGATTAAATAAGATAGAAGAAAATTATGTTTTATGCCTAACCAATCCTGACGAACCTTCCCATTATTTATACAAAGAGTTTATTGAAAAAGAATCAAAGAATAAAAAGGTTTTTTACTCGTTAACGGAGCAAAATCCATTTCTTCCTAAATGGTACATTGAAAATTTAAGGAATGATCTTGATCCAATGATGGCGAAGAGGATGCTTCAGGGTCAATGGATTTCAATCCAGGGTCAAACTCCTTACTATGCCTATGATACAAATAAACAATTCCTTAAAAATAAAACTTATAAGATTAATCCAGGCTATCCTCTAGACTTCTTTCATGATTTTAACATCGGAGAAGGCAAGGCAATGTCATCTGGTTATGGGCAAGTAATAAATGGAGTTTTCCACATTGGGAAAAGCTTTGTTGTTGAAGGTTTTAATACTGAGCAAATAGTTGATGAGATGATTGAGGATGGATGCCTTGAGGAAGTGCTTGAAGTAAGAATTTTTGGTGATAGGAACGGAAAAAATAATGACACAAGAAGTTCAAGAACCGATTACGATATAATCATGAAGAAGCTTCAAAATTATAGAAAGAAAAATGGAGTTTCTTTATCTGTTAAACTCCAGGTTCCAAATGAAAACCCTCCAGTTAGATCAAGGCAAAACATTGTTAATGCTCATTGTCTTAATGAAAATGGTGATGTTAGACTTTACGTGTATAAAGAAGCTGCTAAGGTTGATGAGGGATTTAGGTTGACCAAAATTAAAAAAGGTTCAAGCTATCAAGAAGACGATAATAACGACTATCAACACATAGTCAGTGCTATTGGTTACTATATTTATTATTATAAAAACTCAACAGAGAAGATCGGATCTTTAAGGCCGTTTGTTCAAAGAAGGTAACATGGAAGAGAAACTACTCGATATTTCTTACAGAAAACAAATTATCAAAGAGATTAAGGCCGATGAGAATACTCAGAGGAAAGTCGTCTCTTATAAAAAGCAAAATATGCAAGAGGATAACTTCTTCCAATACGTTCAAGAGTATTTAGAATCAAAACTAGATCCTTTGACTGTTAAAGAAATGTCTATTTTTGCAAACGTAAATCTTCAAAGAAGAATTTCTAAATCAGAAGCCTCTCTTTATAAGAAGGAACCAATTAGAAGATTCATGGCAGGAAATAAAGAAGTGCCAGAATTTAGTTCTATCTATTCTGATATGGATATTAACACTGTTTTAAGAATGGCAAACGAAGCTTATAAGTATGAAGGTCAATGTGCAATTCAGATCTATCCTTACGAAGACAAACTAAAGTGCAGGGTATTGCTTCCACATCACTTTGATGTAATTGCAGATGAGAAGAACCCAGAGCGTCCAGTGGCCTACATTATTTCTAACTTTGACAATACCAGCAGAGACAAGATTGATAGAGCAGTTAGAAGAACCGGCTTTTCTCAAGGTGATAAATACAGAGATTCAATCAATCAAGAGATTGCTGATTATGACGATCAAAACTTAAAGAACGAAAGATATTATGTTTGGTCAAAGTCATTTAACTTTGTAATGAACGGGAAAGGTGAGATCTTAGATAAAGAAACAGAGTCAGTTGTTATTGAAGCTTTTGAGGATAATGATGTAAATATCATGTCACCATTAGCAGAGACTCAATGCCTTCCTTTTGTGGATGTTTCATCTGGGAAGAACTTTGAGTTTTGGATTAGAGGCTTTGATTCTCTATTTGATGCGACTGTTATGTATAACGTAATCCTCACATCAGAGTTTCAAACTGTAGAAATGCAAGGTCATGCCCAGCCATATTATAAAGGCGATGCTGAGCATATGCCTGAGAATATAAGAATTGGCGTCGATAAGATGATCTTCATTCCACAAAATCCAAATAACCCAGTTAACTCTGAGTTTGGCTTTGCTAATCCAGGATCAGATCTTTCTGGTATAAGACAATTTAGAGAGTCATTCCTAGCAGCTTTCTTAAGTTCTCGTGGTCTTGATACATCAATTGTAAGCGGAAATCCTACAACAAATACTGCAAGCTCAGGCGTTGAAAAGCTTCTTCAAATGGTAGAAAAGTTTGAAGCAAGCCAAGAAGATATTTCATTATTCCGACACGTTGAAGAAGAGATTGCTGAGATCATTGCTTGTTATATCTCATCGTTTAGAGGCTTAAGGGTTGATGACTCATTGATGCTAAAAGATATTTATCAGCTAACAGTTATGCCAGAAGATCTTGCTGTTAATGTTGAGTTTGCTAAACCTGAGATGATTAAAACAGAAATGGAAATGCTAGAAGTAGCTGCTAAAGAAATTGAGCTTGGGCTGACTTCAAGGGTTCACGTTCTTATGAAGCTTAAAAATATGACCAAAGAAGAAGCTGAAAAGCATATCCAGGAAGTTGATCAATATGCAGGTATTGTTTAATGGAAGGAGTTAATGATCCTAAATATTCTAAGAGTGAGGTAAGCCAAAAGTTTAACCTTAAAAAGCTCTTAGGGTATGAACCAACGGACTATCAAAAAGAATTATTCTTTGAGCTTGTAGCAGAGAGAATAGTTGAAAGGACTTCCAACGGTAAGGATATTAACGGAAGCAAATTTACTAGGTACTCAGAAGATTATGCTGAGAAAAAAGGCGTATCTAGGGATTCAGTGGATCTTATTCTTGAGGGTGATATGCTTCAATCATTTGAACCAGAAGCTCAAAAGAATATTGTTAAAATAAAAATGGCTGATGGAGTAGAAACTCTTAAGGCATATAATCACAACGTAGGCGATACACTTCCACAGAGAACATTCTTTGGGATAACTAAAGATAATGAACTTAAAAGAATAATTAAAGCAGTTGATCAAGAAAAGCCCAGCAAGTCAGAAAAGACCACAACAGAAAGAGCGGTTGATCTAGCAGAGCTAAGAAGAGCAATTCAAGAAACGATTGATCTTGAGATTGAGGGATTCGATGGCAACAGTTAGCATCAAGGGAATAAAACAACTTGAGGCAAAACTAAATAGAACTCTCAGAATAGAGATCAATAAGCTTTTTAGAGATAAAGAGTTAAGAGATAAGATTGGTGCTATTGTCGTAAAAGATATTAAAGAAAATTACGAGTCAGAAAAATCACCGGCCGAAGGCACTCTTAAATGGCGTGAAAGATATGATCCAATTAATAGAACTGATCCGGCCTATGATAGAAGCAAGATTAAAGCTGTCTTTACTGGAGAGTTATTAGAGGATCTTAGAAAAAACATCAAAGCAAATACCAATGAAAGAACCTTTGTAATTGAGCATTCAAATAAGAGACATAAAAAGTATCAAGGAAAGACAAAGAAGATAGGAAGCCAATCTCCTTACAATGAAATTAGTCGTGGCATAATTGAGGATCATGGCCATAATTATATGGAATTAACGGATGAAGCTAAAAAAGAAATAACTACTTTAGTTAGAGAAAAGATATTCGAGCTTGTTTCTCGGATAAAGTAAAATTGACAACTGCAATAAAAGGATTGACAATGAGTGAAGAAGTTCAAGCTCCAGTGGAGCAAGCAGATCAAGCCAGTGGCGAGACTGTTGAGAGTAAAGATTCAGTTTCCTTGACGAGTTATCAGAAAGTTTTAAAGGAAAAGAAAAGCTTCCAATCAAGACTTTCGGAGTATGAATCTAAATTGCAAAAGCTAGAAGAAGAAAAGCTTCATGCTGAAGGCAAAAAAGAGGAGTTACTTGATAGCTACAAGAAACGAGTCCAGGAATTAGAAAGCAGGCTTGATAAAACAAATAAAAGCTATGCTTGGAATACGCTAACAGGATCAATTAAAACCGAAGCTGTTAAAGCTGGTTGTAAAGATCCAGATAAGCTTATTCGATTAATGGATGATGAAGACTTACGCTCTATTGAGATTGGTGATAATTTTACGATTAACACTGATAGCTTGAAAGAGATCATTGAAAAGAATAAGAAAGAAAACTACTTCTTATTTGAAACAACTCCTAGACAAGCATCAGTTGGAAATCCAAGTAAAAAAGCACCAGAAGAACCAAAGAAGAGTTTAAAGGATATGTCTCTTGCTGAATTAAAAGAGATGTATAAACAAAATAGAAAATAACAAATACCTGGAGGGTATAACATGACTGTTGCTAAAAACGCTGACGTTCAAGACGTTCAAGAAGCATTAGTTGCCGAAGTTGTTCAAAGAGAACTTCAGGCCGCTTCAAAATTATCTGGTCTTTTTGCTGACTATTCATCTTTAGTTGGTAAAGGAACTGCATCTCTTAAAATTCCTAGAGCTTCATCTTTTACAGTTGGAACTAGAGATAACGCTACTCCAACAGCTGCATCTGCAATGAACCTTACTTTTTCTTTTGACGAGATCGCTCTTAGCAAAAGCAAGTATGTTTATTACGTAATTCCTGGCGATGTTGAGCTTGATGCTAAACCTTCTTACGAGCTTACTGCTGCTGAAAGAGCTGCTTCCGCTCATGGAAGAAACTTAGATATCGAAAGACTCAATACTCTTTGGGTTGGTGCTGCTACTGCTAACGATGTTGCTTTTGTTTCTGGTACAACTGACATCGAAGATACACTTCTTTCTATGATCCAAAAAGCTGATGAAGCTAATATGCTTGATGATGGCAATCGTTTCTTGATTGTTCGTCCGCAAGAAAGAAAGCAACTTCTTGGCGTTGCTAACTTCGTTCAAGCTGATCGTTACGGAAACAATGTTGCCCTAATCTCTGGTGAGCTTGGATCTGTTTACGGCGTAAGAGTTATCGTTGTTAATCATGCTGGTACTGAAGCTGCTGCTACAGGCGGTATGTTTGCTGATGGTAAAATGGTTCTTTGTCACAGAGAATCTCTTGGCTTTGCTTTCCACAGACTTCCTGTTCATGACATGGAAAAAGCTATCCAATACGGAGCTGGTTCTATGGCTCATACTTGGGATGTTAAATACGGATTGTCTGCTCTTCAAGATGGTGAGCTAATCGTTCGTGCTTGGGATCTTCCGTAATTAGATGAAAATACCTGTTGGTAGAATTCCAAAATACATAACCGCTAGTAGTCCGAAAGGGCTACAGCGGCTTATGCTTTTACTTCAATCCAGACTCGGATATGGAGTTAACTTTTTTGATATTCAATTTGTTAAAAAAGAATGGATTGCATGGTATTATGACAACGACGATATCACACTTCACAACGTAGAGGAAAAGCTTGGCAATACCTCAGACAGCTAGTGGAACCACTAGAGATAAAGAGCATAAGAGCTTTGTTGACTCTCCAACGAGAGGATCTGACTATACGGCCAGAGAAGTTTACGTTGGTAATACTAATTATCAAAGAGTGCCTGTTGATACCGGAGTTGAAGATAGCTTTGGACGCCTAAAGGTAGCTCAACCTCATCTATTATTTGATTCTCACTTTCAATACTCACTACAAGAAAAAGTCTTTATAAGAAGCACAGATCTTGGAGCAACAATAACCCATGACGTAAATAGAGCAGCAGTTAGACTTTCTTGTTCTGCCACTCCTAACTCAAGGGCAAGATTTAGAACTAGAAATTATTTTCCTTACTCTCCAGCATTTACCAATACTGTTATTGGCTCGTTTAATTTTCAAGGAACTAATAACGGAATTGTTAAACGCATTGGAATGTTTGATGAAAGAAATGGCTACATTTTAGAATCAAATAGCACTATTAGAGTTGGCATTAGATCATCTATTTCGGGATCACCTGTAACGACTTACGTTGACCGAGCAAATTGGAATATTGACGTAATGGACGGATCTGGAGATGAAGCTAATCCATCTGGGAAAACAATTGATACAACTAAGCAGAATATTTTCTACCTACAATTTCAGTGGCTAGGTTCTGGATCTGTTGTGTTTGGATTTGTTTTTGATAACAGGATCTACCCAGTTCACAGATTTGATTTTGCAGGAAATATAACTTCTCTTTATTCTCAAACTGCTACACTTCCAATACAGGCCGAGATATTAAATAATTCTGGCCTAGCAAGCTTCTTTGAATTTACTTGCTGCTCTGTTGTTTCAAACGGAGCATTAGCTCAGCATGGTCATCTTCACTCAGCTTCTAACGGAATAACCCCTAGGACTTTATCAGCAACAGGCGTTGCTTATCCAGTTATGAGCATCAGAAAAGCTCCAGGGTATTCAAGCATACCTGTTCAAATATTGGATCTTAACTGCTTCTCTACTTCTCAAGATGATTTCTTGGTTCAAATTATCCATAAGCCAACTTTAACAGGTGCAGTTTGGGTAAATATTCCAGCTTCATTCTGTCAGAAAGATGTAAGTGCTACGGCATTTACAGGTGGTGAGATTGTTGCCGAGTTTTACATGAAGGGAAATCTTCAAGCATCAGAAAGACTAGATGTTATATCTAAGTTTTGGGATCTTACTCTTGGAGATGATTTTCTTGGTAACTCTGAGATTATGCTTATCGCTGCGACTCCTTTGACGACAAATGCTAATATGTACTCAGTAATATCATTTAAGGAGTACGAGTAATGGTAAGATTAAAGCGTCAATATACCGACTTCGTTTCTATTATCACGTCCAAAAACTTACAAATGTTCTTTGGTGATATCAGATCTGATTTTTATCATTTATTAGCAATTGATGAGACTATCATCTATGAATGTTTAATCCCAAAGGATGGCGGTGTAGATCAGCTTTCCTTTGAAGCGGATTATTTGTCTTTGATGACTCTTAAAAAGACTGAAACGCCTGAATGGGATGACTTTGTAACATCATTTCCAAGTAACTCAGAAGAGCTTCATACATATAAAAGAGGATCTACTACTGTTCAAGAGATCCTTGTTACTTATCAGAACTCACAAAAAAAGCAGATTGTTAGAATCCAAAAAACGAGGTTCTAATGTGGAGATTTGATCCAGTAAGAGTTGATTTGATCTTCGCTCAAACTGTTGAAGAAGTGGTTGATGGATCTTTAATTAGTTTTGAAGATGGCACGGACTTGTCAATTGATATGGGAAGTGCTGATAATAATGGAGTAATAGATCAAGGAAATGTGATTAATGGCACGGTTTAAAGCTCCAAAAATAACAACGAGTCAGAGAATGTCATTAGCTTTAGAATTAAGTGAGCTTGTTTACGATACTGATCAAATGCTATTTTATGGCGGTGATGGTTCAACTGTTGGCGGTGTCCCTATAGGGGCAGGCGTATCGGGTCAGACTCAAATCATCACACTAGATTCAACTCATATTTTAAATAAAAAAGTTACTCTTTCTGGGACTCCACTTTTTCCCGATAACGTCACTCTCCTTATGGCAGGTGGCATTCATCAATTTAATGGAATTGATTTTGAAGTTGTTGGAAATGAATTAAGATGGAATTCACTGGGCCTTGATGGCTTTGTCGAAGAACTCGACATATTTCTCGTACAATATTAACCACAGGAAGGTTTAAGAATGGCACAACAAATTAAGAAAAAGTTTATTGGTAATGATCAAGTAGGTGCAAGTAAGATCCTTATTGAATCTGGATCAGCACTAAGAGCAATGGATGGAGCTTCTGAAGTTGAACTTGCAAAAGTCTCTTCTGGCGAAGTCTTTTTAAATGGAACAAAGATTTTAAACTCATCTAATCTCGTTCCGTCTGCGGTTCTTCCAAGTTATGTGGACGACGTTCTGGAAGTAGCAAATTTCGCTGCTCTTCCTGTAACTGGAGAGTCTGGAAAAATCTACATTACTCTAGATACAAATAAGCAATATCGTTGGTCTGGTTCTGTTTACGTTCAAATTACTTCGGGTGCTGTTGACTCTGTTAATGGTGAGACTGGAGTTGTTGTTCTTGATGCTTCTGAAATCCAAATGGTATCTGAAGCTGTTTCAATTGAATCTAAGCTTGTTTCATTACAAGGTGAGATTGATGCAGAAGAACTTGCAAGAGCTAACGCTGATACTGCACTTCAAAACAACATTGATACACTTGAAACAAATCTTGGTTTAGCAATTGATAACGTACAAGCTGAATTAGATGCAACTCAAGCAGGTGCAGGACTTGAGTTTGATGGATCTTATTCTGTAACTGATAACGGAATGTCGTCATTCATTGCAGGCACTACAACTTTAAAAGGTTCAATTGATGCCTTAGACCTAGCATTGATTCAATATGATCTAAACCTTGGTCAAGAAATTCTAGATAGAACTAACGGAGACGCCGCACTTCAGACTGAGCTTGATGATACTCAAGTTGGTGCAGGCTTAGGAACTGATGGATCTTATACTGCTCCAGTTGGATCTAACTATCTTGGACTTGCTACTTCTTTAAAAGATGCTGACTCTAAATTAGACGCTCAAATTAAAGTTGTTGCTGATGATCTTGCACAAGAAATCCTAGATAGAGCTGCTGACGTTGATGCTGAAGAGACAAGAGCTTTAGCTGCTGAAAGTGCTTTAGATCTAAGAATTGATGATCTTGAAGCTGTTGCTTGGTTTAAAGAGAAGTTTACAGTTGATGCTACAATCATCTCTAACGGATTTGTTACTCTTGCTCATACTCCTAAAGCAAACTCAATCAATGCTTTCGTTGATAGACTTGCTATACATGAAGGTGCAGCAGAGGATTACACTGTATCAGGTGCAGTTGTTACATTTCTTAACGGACTTGTATCTCCAGGGAACCAAGCCCTACAAGCTGGTGATGAAATTTTTATTAAATATCAGGCTTAATTAATTCGGGGAGGGCAACCTCCCCTTCTCTTACAAGGAAAGTATGAGTAAGTTTTCAACGAGATATTTAGACAACGAGATGGCAACGGATGCAGAGCTTGCATCTTTTCAGTCTCAACTTGATGATATTCTTTTGAAACTTCCTGATCCTGAGTTTAAATTTATAAATGCTAAGTCGGATCTACCAACCCCAGTTAGTGGAGTGATTACACTTGCAGATAACGTCACTTACTTTATTACTAAAACAATTGATCTAACAGGTGATCGCTTAGTTGGTGGACAAAATACCACTATTCTGGGTGGATCTTCTGAGAACTGCATATTAATCTCGACTGGATTAAACGCTAATACAGCTTTATTAAGCTCTATTTGGTCTATCCCCATGAGAAACATAACTATTACTCATGGAACTGCTTTAAACCTAAATGGGACTGGATCAGCTACTACTGCAATCGACTGGTTCGGTGTTAACTTTACCAATTGTGCAACAGTCGGGACAATATCCAACTACTCCAACTTTATCATGAGTGATTGTGCATTGCTTAACTCTGCAAATATGACCTTTGATGGAACAATAGGAACTGTTGGTTTTCAGCAATGCTTGTTTACTGGAATAGCAGGTCAAACAACTTTAAACTTCCCTTCAACGCTAACGATTACTAGAAGAATTAGAGTTATCTATTCTTCATTTGTAGCTTTCGGCGGTGCTACTGCTATCTTCGTAAGTCCATCCGTAACATTTAGCGGAGGAGCAGAGACATATATTTTAGATACAATTAACTTCAGTGGAGGAGCTACTTACACTGGAGGATTAGACTATACATCTAACACAGCTTTATTTTCTAATTGTAAAGGTATTACCAACTCATCAGAAATTGGCCAAATGTATTACACTAACAACACCTCTCCAAACACAATTGCAACCACAGGCGTGTTCGAGAAGATAGTTGGAAATACAACCGCATCTTCAATTAATCAAAAATTTACTCATACATCAAACAGGCTTACGTACACTGGTGGATTAAACAGATCATTCAAGGTGACTGGCTTTATATCTGCTAACTCAGTAACGACAAACATCGTGACAATTCTAGTTAGAATAGCAAAGAACGGAACTACAATTGCAGAGTCAGAAGCACAGGCAACAACGTCAGCAACAGGAAGGAATGAATCTTTCCCATGTCAGGCTATTGTTGAGCTTGCTCCAAATGACTTTATTGAAATGTTTATAGCTAACGCTACTAATGCCAACAACTTGCTTGTTACAGAGCTAAACGTAGTTGTTGAAGCACTAAATTAGGAGAGATATGCCACTTATAAAGGGATATTCTAAAAAGAGCATTTCTAAGAATATTAAGAAAGAAATAAAAAGCGGAAAGAAAAAATCTCAAGCTGTTGCCATAGCTCTTTCTGTTGCTAAAACAGCTAAAAAGAAAGCTAAAAAGAAAAAGAAATAAGGAATTATTATGATCTTCATTAACTGCATTAAAGAGGCTTTAGTTCAAGTAAACGATAAGACTAGAATTGATGTTTCAATGTCATTTGTTAGTGGAGATGGCATAACAGACATTACAATTAATCCAGATGGATTTGGCCCAATATCAGTCTTTGATGTTGATCAATCTAAGTGGTATCTAGACTGGGCTTTTGATATAGATGGAACAAGATCAATTGAAATAGAAGCCACAGATGGAATTAACACTATCATCCAGACTTTTGAGATAGAAGTAATATCACCAGAAAATGACAATCTATTCTCAAATGATTCTCAAATATTTGCTATTGAATCAGAGCTTAAAAGATATATCCCTGAAGGAAGAAACAGCTTTAAAAATATTCACAGGGAAGCTCAGTCTAGAATCCTTAATTTCTTAGATAGAAAAAGAATCTGGAACGAGAATGGAGAGCCTTACACTAAGATGCAAGTTAATCTATTTGATGAGCTTTCTAAGTGGTCTTTGTATGAGACTCTTTTTATAATCTACACTGATCTTTTTATCTCAGTAGGTGATAAGTTTGCTGAGAAAGTTAATCAGTATAAAGAGCTTAGAAACTACGAAAGAGAAAGAGCTGCGATTAGGATAGATAAGGACGGCAACGGAACTTTTGAACCAGATAAAGAGATCCAAGAGCTAAAATCATTTAGGATGATTAAAAGATGATCAAGGAAATTAGAGCTTATATTAAAGAAAAGATCCTTGAAGTTGATTCTAAACTTAAAGAAAACCCATCTGCTTTCTATGATGATGATATTGGGGAGTCATTACTTGATAAGTCTTATCAAATCACTATCAATAATTTGACAGTTATCGCTAGAGATTCTCATAATGAAAGAGAAATGGATGTTCTTGTATCTATTTTTGGCTTTGGATATAGAAGCCAGGTGGAGAACTTTGATGCATTATTAGAAAGAGCAATTTGCATTGAGGATAAAATAATAAACTTGCAAAATTTTTCCATGGTTGAAACAATAACCAATATCGAAAGCAATGGCATAGAGGCGTTAAAAGTGCCTAGCAATGATGACTGCTTTCAGATTAATATTAATTTAAAGCTTAGACAGGCTTACACAAGGGAGTGATAAATGGCACTTTGTACACAAGCAAAAAGTACAGAACAACGCCTAGAGGCCATGAAATGGTATTTCGGCAAAAGGCATTGCAGAACTGTTACATTTACCGAGGACGACACAGATCACGGGAAGACATTTCAGCTAAACGTAGTTGACGTTAATTATGTTGAAAAAAAATATCTAGTATTTTTAGATGAAGGTGTTACACCAGCACCAACTCCAGCAACTGGAACGACTTTGATTACTGTTGCAGTTACAGCTGGTGATTCTGCTAATGATAAAGCTTTGGCAGTTGAAACAGAATTAGCTGCTGAGAATGTTGAAGTTAGAACTTTAGTTGAAGACGCTGTTCTTGAAATGCAAAACTTCTTTGTAGGCCCTATTACAACTGAAGTTATTACAGCTCCATTAATCGGATCTGTTCAAGCGATTGGCTTTGGTGGATATATTGGTCAAACTGGAGAATCTGAGCTTACGACTACAATCGAAGTTGTTCAGCTTGTTGATGATGCTCAGGGAACTGTTATCCAAGATGAAATCATCACAGGATACGGAGCAGAGATTTCAATTCCTCTTAGAGAAATGACTACTCAAAGATGGAAAGACCTTATTGGCGAAGTAACTGGTAACAACATTACTCTAGATGGAGAAGAGATCACTGGTTGGGGAACTAAAAAGCTTTACCAATCAATGTTTAACTATTCTGGACGCCTTGTTGGTCATCCGGTTAGAAATACAGCTGCTATCATTAACGAAGATATTGTTATGTTAAATACAGCTCCTAAAATGGAAAGCATTAACTTTTCTGGATCAGCTATCCAAGAAGCTACTTTCCTTTTCACTTCATACAAAGATGCTAACGCTGCTGAGGAAATTAACCTAGTAGCTCGTGGCGATCATACTAAGTTTTAATTAATGGCCCCTCTTCGGAGGGGCTTACAAAAAGGGAATAGATGTTAAGTTTTGATTCTAAAAAATTGGTTTTCAAATTTAATGGCAAAGAACAAGAAATTGAATACCCAACTGTTAAAAAAGTTAATCAATTTAGAAAAGAATTAAAAAACAAAGAACATGATGAAGTAGAAACTGTTGTAAACTTCATTTGTAGTCTTGGGGCAGAAAGAGAAACAATTGAGTCATTAAGAGTTAGTCAGCTTAACAAGTTGGTTGAAGAATTAACTAACGAAATTTCTGACTCAAAAAAAAATTAACTTTTGACGAAAAATTATTAGTAAGACTTTTAAGATTTTATCAACAGTACAAGCTTGAGGATTTCTTAAACATGGATGTTAGAGTTTTCTCTGTTTTAGTAAATGGGATGAATCAAGTTAAGGCCGAAGAGCATTTAATGCTAATGGACGCTTTGTGCTATCCTCATTCAGATCAAAAACAAAGATCAAAACAACATAAAAAGTGGAGCAAAGAAGCATATCCTGAAAGCTTTGAGCAAAAAGTATTAAAAACGACTGACTTGGAGTTATTCTAATGTCAAACAAACTCATAATACAAGTAGACCTAGATCAAACGGATATAGAATCTACAGTTAAAAATACATCTAAAAACTATAAAGAAGAGTTTAAAGATCTATCAAAATCAATTGAGGGCCAATTAAATACAACATTTATGGCCATATCTAAAAATGCTTATGATTCAATAGTAACTCCATTGACTGGTGGAGCTTTAAAGTTTTCAGATATTTTAAAAAATGCCACAGGATTTATAGTTGGAGGGGCAGTTCTTAAAGTATTTGACATGATACTATCATCAATAACAGCAATAGGAAGAGAGGTTAAATCTACAGTAGATGATTTTGCTCAGCAAGAACTTGCGATTGCAAAGCTTGGTCAAGCACTGAGATCAACAGGTAGTTTTACCCAAGAAGCAATTACTTCTTTTTCTGATTTTGCATCAGAACTACAAACTGTTTCTGCTTACTCTGATGATGTTGTTCTTAGCCAGTTAGCAATAGCTAAATCAATGAACGCAACGAACGACCAGGCTAAAGATTTAGTAAAAGCTGCAGCCAATTTGGCCTCTACTTTTGGAGTTTCTTTAGATGAAGCAGTCATAAACCTTGGACAGACATTGTCTGGTCAAATAGGAAGACTAGGAAAATTCATACCAGAATTAAAGACACTTACTGATGAACAATTAAAGTCTGGTAAAGCAATAGACATAATAAATCAAAAATTTGCAAACGCATCAGAAAATGAGCTAAAGACTTATGCAGGATCTTTAGTTAAAATAAAAAATTCATACTCTGATTTAAAAGAAGAAATCGGTGCATTTATAGTTGATACTTTTAGGTTAAAAGAAGTCAACAAAGCATTGTCTGATACGTTTGGGTTTCTGGCAGAAAAAGTAGCTCTTTTTAGAGAAAATTCTAAGAGATCAAACGGAACTTTAGTTGAATCAGAAGGATCAATAAATAGATTATCTTACAGATATGCTGAGCTAACAGATCAGATTGAATCACTACAAAGCAGAATTAAAGAACTCGTTCCTGAGCAAAAATTTTCAGTCAGAGCAGCCGGCGAAATTGTAATGCTTAGGGATAAAATAGTTGTTCTTAATAAAGAGTATGAAAAAATATTTAAGACAATAAATTCTTTTAGCGTAGAAGCTTCCGCACCGGCAAAAAATATTACAGAAACAACAAATACAGCATCAGCTAATATAACAGCCTTAATAGATAAGCTTAACGAACTTAGAGAGAGAACTAAATTTATTGGTATGACCGACAAAGAGATTATTCTTGCTCAACAGGAAGAATCATTAAGTATATTAAATCAAGGTTACGAAGCTAAATTAATAGCAGAACAAGAATTCCAATCATTAAAGCAAAAGATAATATTTGATTCAGGTGAGAGAATAAAAGAGATTGAAGCTAGATCAATGCAAGAAAGAAAACAAATTCTTGATCAAGCAAATAAAATTTTAAGAGATGCAATGGCGAGAGCTATAAGTGATGGCATTCAAAACATTGTAAGATCATTAGTTAATGGAGAAAATGTTTTAAAGAACTTTGGCCAATTTGTATTGGTAACATTTGCAGACTTAGCTATTCAATTAGGACAATTTTTTATTGGATTCGGGATTGCTTTTGACGCCTTTAAAGCTCTTGGAAGTGGAGCTGCTATGGTTGCAGCTGGTGCGGCTTTAGTTGCTTTGGGATCAATTATTAAAGCTTTTTCAGATAAAGGCTTAAAGGGTTCTGGAAGCTCTGGTGTTGCTTCGGTTGGTGCTCAGCCATCTCCTGGACAATTAACGACTCCAACAGATTTAGCCAGTCCAAATGCAATTGATGAAGAAAGACTTAAACCGCAAACAAACGTGCAAGTTGTTGTTCAAGGATCTCTTGTTCAACAAGAAGAACTTGGTGACTTTATTACTAGAACTCTAAACGAAAGCTTTGGTAAACAAGGCGTAACTCTAACTGATGCTCGCTTTGTTTAAGGTAAAATTATGAGTTTAAAAACATATTCAGGATTTATTTACGGGCATGACATAATCGATACTAATTCATGGCTAGACTTCACTGAGGGGGCAGGGCCAGAATTAAGTGCAGAGGTTGCAATTGGATCTTATACGCTAGACGACTTTGTTGATGCTGTTCTAAATGCATTAAACGGAGAGGGTGCTTTAGATTATACTGCTACAATAAACAGAGCTACTAGAAAGGTGACAATCTCAGCTAGTGGAACTTTTGGCTTACTTGTTACAACTGGAACTCATGCAGGGATATCAGCATTTTCTCTTTTGGGATTTACTGCAAATAAAACAGGATCAAACTCTTATACTTCTGACGTTGCATCAGGTTTATTTTATGAACCACAGTACAAATTACAAAGATTTGTAACTTTTGAGGACAATGTAGAATTTGCTCAAACATCGGTTAATACTTCAGCAAGTGGACTTGTGGAAGTGATTTCATTCGGTGAAAATCAATTCATGGAATGCAATATAACATACGCCACAGACATAACTGGTCAAGGTGCTATCAAAAACAATGCTAGTGGTGTTTCTGAATTAAGAGCATTTATGAATTATCTTATCAAGAAAAAGCCAGTTCAATTTGTTCCAGATATTGATACTCCTTCAGCTTATTACGACTGCTTACTAGAGAAGACAACGTCTAGCTCTAATGGCACTGGATTTCAGTTATACGAGCTTTATGGACGTGGCCTTGCTAATTACTATGAGACTCAAACATTAACTTTTAGAAGGTTGTTCTAATATGCCTATTATCTTCAAGTCAAAATTATCTTCATCTGTTGCTAACCAAACTTTTCTCGATAAAACAATCGATGATATCAAGAAGGGAAAGCTCACTCTTTATAAAGTAACTCTTGGCGAAGCTGACCAGGTTGAAGACGTTCAAGTCTTTTTAAATGAACTTGCTGACGTTGATGGAGTAGTTGGAGAAGGCGATACATCAGCTAAAACATACGCCAACCATAATATCATAGCCGATGGAGATGATAGAAAGGTGGCAATTGGAAAGCTTGATGCCCAGGCACAACTTAACGTAGAAGCAATTCAGGATCTTCAATCATTGTCTGGAGTTGGTGCTAATGCAGAAGATCTTGGAGCATTTACAGGCGTAACTATTCCAGATTCATCCGATATTAAAGAAGCACTTCAATCACTAGAAACTGCTCACGAGGAAGTTGATCAAAACGTAAATGATCTAATAACTCTTTCTGGCGTAGCTGAAAATGCAACAAATCTAGGAGCATTTGATCATACAATTATTGCCGATAATGAAACTGTTAAAGGTGCCTTGCAGGATCTTGAGGATGGAATAAAGGCAATTAATGATGATTATGGAGTAGCAGACGGACTAGCTACTTTAGATGGAACTGGCAAAGTCCCATCAACCCAGCTTCCTTCATACGTAGATGATGTTCTAGAGTATGCAAATCTAGCTGCATTCCCAGTGACTGGATCTACGGGAATTATATATGTAGCACTTGATACTAATAAAACTTATCGCTGGTCTGGAACTGTTTATATTGAGGTAAGCCCATCATTGGTTGCATCTGTTAACGGATACACTGACATTGTTGTGTTGGATAATACAGACATTGGACTTTCTAATGTAACTAACGACTCTCAGCTTAAGCGTGCGGCCAATGATCTAAACAGCTTCACATCAAAAGCTACTCCAGATGATAACGATATTTTAATTATCGAAGATTCGGCTGATTCATTTACTAAAAAGAAGATTCTTGTATCAAGTATTTCAGGTGGTGCAGTTGATTCTGTTAACGGATATACTGACGTCGTGGTGCTTGATAACGCAGATATCGGTCTAGGAAACGTAACCAATGATGCTCAATTAAAAAGAGCAGCTAACGACTTTACAACATTTACGCAGAAATCATTTCCTGTTGATAATGATGTTATTTTAATTGAAGACTCAGAAGATACTTACAATAAAAAGAAAGTATTGCTTTCAGATCTTGGAACTGGATCTGGCGTTGGCGGAATCAATTATATTTCTAATTACGATTTTGAAAAAGATGATACTGGATGGCTTGAGTATGCTGACGCTGCCTCTGAATCTCCGGTAGATGGAACAGGTGGAACTGCAAATATAACACTTACAAGAACAACAACAACTCCTCTCAGAGGAAATGGATCAGGATTAATCACTAAAGATGCAGTAAACAGACAGGGACAAGGTGCTAGTTATGACTTCACTATTGATAGTGCAGATCAAGCTCAAGTTCTTCGCATATCATTTGATTACAATGCATCCGTAGATTATGCTGATGGAGATATTAGACTTTATATTTATGATGTATTTAACTCAAGACTTATTGAAGTTGTAGATCGTGATCTTTACGCTTCTAGCTTTGGTAAATTTGTTGGGACATTTCAAACAAGTTCAGACTCAACTTCTTATCGTTTAATCTTTCATGTAGCGAGCATAAGTGCTTTAGCTTATACAGTTGAGATTGATAACGTAATTGTAGGGCCGCAGACAATTGTTAAAGGTGCTATTGTTACAGACTGGGAATCCGCAACTTTAACAGGCACATGGACAACAAATACAAGTTATGACTCATACTATAGAAGGGTTGGGGATTCACTAGAAATCCAATCAACCATATCAACATCAGGTGCCCCGAATGCTGCTACTTTACAAGTAAATATGCCTTCTGGATTAACAATTGATTTGTCAAAATTGCCAGCAGTAGACAGAGAAATAGGTACAGCTTGGGTGCATGACACAACGGCAGCGACCAGGACAAAAGCAACTGTCGAAACAGTATCTAGTTCAGTCATTCAGTTTGTTTACATTGGTGGATCGGTAATAACCAATGTTTTACCATTTTCATTTGGGGCTGGAGATTCGGTAAGTTTTACTTTAAAAGTTCCAATCCTTGGCTGGTCATCTAATGTTGTTCTCTCAGAAGATGCAGGGAATAGAGAGATTGTTGCCAGATATAATATTGCATCAACAGCAATAGCAAATACAGGTACAACAATAATAAATTTTAGCAATAAGCAATATGACACCTCAGCGTCGGTTACAACTGGAGCAAGCTGGAGTTTTTCTTGCCCAGAGTCGGGTTATTATGATGTTGGAGCAAAAGTAAGGTTCGTAGACTCGGCGGCATTTACGGCAGGAACTAGGGCGGCATTGTATGTTTTTGTTAATGGAGTTCAAACTGTAACCTTGGCATTTCATGAAGTAGAAAGTTCTGATGCAGCATCTTTTTTTATGTCCGTGAATGGGAGTTCACTATTGTATTTATCAAAAGGTGACTCTGTTGATTTTAGAGCTGCTCAAACAACAGCAACGGCAACCATAGCCCTTGATGGTGCAACAACGGAAAACTACGCATCAATAGCAAAACGCTCATCACCTCAAACCATAGCGGCCAGCGAGGTTGTTGCTGCAAGCTATGAATCAACAAATGCAGAAAGTATTTCTACTGGAGGATTAGGACAGCCAGTAATATTTGAAACTTTATTAACAGGTGACACCCATAATGCCTATAACACTACTACTGGAATTTACACAATACCTCAGTCTGGTTGGTACCATGCATCTGCAAATATTAGAATGAACCAAGACATGGTATCCACAACTGCTCTTTTAAGTTGTGGCATACTTTTGGACTCTGTTTATATTGGAAACCACTCTGACTCAGTAAAAATAACAGGTGTTGCACGTCACTCTAGATCATGCTCCGGAACTTTTTATGCAGTTAAAGGTCAGCAATTATCTGTTTATTGTTTTCAAAACTCTGGGGCAAGTAAAACACTGGAAGCTACATCTGGAGTAAATAATTTTTCTATCCATAAAATTTCAGGAGTTTCATAATGATAAAAGTTGTTGTTGAAAATTTAATAAATAAAAGAAAATTTGAACCGATTTTTGAAACACAGCAAGAGTTAGATACTTGGCTTTCTAAGCACATTGCAAAAAACACTTTCGGCTTACCAGAACGACCAGAGCTTATTTTAAATGAAGAAACAGGCGAAATGGAACCTACCGGAGTAATTCTTCCTGCTGAATATACGATTGAGATTGAAGATATCACAGCTCAGATTGAGCAAGAAAAGATTAATGCTGAAGCCAAGAAATTCCTGAGCGAAACTGACTGGATGTGTAGACGTCAAGAAGATCAATTAAAACTAGGCATTGCTACTTCTTTGACCGATGAAGAATTTATGGCATTATTAAATGAGCGACAACTTCAACGGCAAAGGGTTGTATGAATAATGACCAAGAATGGCGTAATCACTTATTTGATGAAATAAAAGAACTAAGAAAAGATGTGACTGATATAAAGCAGGAAATGCTTTTGCTTAAGTTTAAAGTGAGTGGAATCTCGTCATTTATTGGTGCAGTAGTTAGTTATATTTGGAACAAATTTCATTAAAAAGGATCAAATTTCGAGTGGAATCATTCGATGAAAGGTTATAAATGAGCGTTACCCTGTCAGTAAATGCACAAAGCTACTTATCTCAGATAGGGATATCCCCACAAATTATTTTAGATATTGAAGGCATTGATTTAATATTTGGTGCCCAGCCAGTGCTAAAGACTCTTATTTGGGATGAAGAAGATCCAAGAGCTTTATGGGACAATGACCTATATTGGGACGGCGGGATTGAAGATTTAAGATCAAGAGATTACATATCACTAGCTGAAACAACTAATAATATTACTCAGCAAATTGCTCCAGATAAAGGATCTACAAGCTCGATCTCAACAGTAAACATCTGCTTAATAGATAAAGATGGAGAAGTATCAAAGGCATTTAGCTTTGATGAAGCTACCGAGATGCTTGGAAGAAAAGCTATATTCTCAATTGGCTTTGCCGAAGGTTTTTACCCTGAAGATGCTAATCCAGTCTTTCGTGGAGTGGTTGTTGATTTCTTCACAGAAGCAGGAAAGATTGTAATATCTCTAGCGTCACCAGAAACACTTAAAAGGCAATTGCTTTTAGAAAAAGTTCAAGGCAAGGTTACTCAAAGGGTTAAATATAAGGAAATTGAAATTCAAGGATTGCAGATAACTCAAAGAATAGATGTTTCTGGAGTTATTAAAATCCAATATATTGCAGGAGCTTCGTTATCTGCATCATTTAACAGTGTGCTTAACAAGATAACTGTAACTTTTATTAGTGGCACAACTACGACTAGTGATGTTGAAAAGATATTAAAAGACACTCCCGAAACGTACATAAAAGTTAGTTGTCAAGTTGTGGGTGATGGAGAGACGAGTACCGCAACGTTCCCAGAAACTAGCGTTCAAACTGATACTGTAATTAATGTTGATTCTTCATCTGGTATTATTTTAGGAGGGGATTCCCTGGAGTCTTATATCCTAATTGATGATGAATTAATGAAAATAACATCAAAAACAGACACTACTATTACAGTAGAAAGAGGGTTGCTAAATAGCTTTATTGACTCTCATGATGTTGATTCTGATTTCAAAACTTTCTATAGATTACAAGGAAGACCAATTGATCTCGCATTAAAGATGATGCTATCTAATGATGGAAATGCCTATTTCACTTCTTTAGATACTCCAAAAAGCATAGAGTTTGTTTCAGTTACAGAGACAATAACAAATGGAATTATCTTTGATTATTACTCAATCCAGGAAAAAACAGGGCTGACTATTGGTGATTATATCCAATTAGATTCTGCTCTTAATACTGGGACTTATACCATTAACGAGTTTGGCACTTTAGAAAATGGTGACTCGTACATTGTAGTTAATGAAACTTTAAACTTAGAGGCAGAATATACAGGAACTTTTAAATATAAATCAAAATGGAACACGCTTCCTTTTGGGCTTAATATGCTTACAAGTGAAGTGGATGTTGCTCAGTTTGAAAGCATTGATGCTTTCTTTGGATCTTCATTTGTTGATTTTGATCTGTATATAAAAGACTCTATTGATGATGCCAAAGAATTTATTGATAGGCAGTTATTCTTTCCTTCTGGGCTTTACTCAATTCCAAGGAAGGCAAGGTCATCTGTTAAATATGTAGCTCCTCCATTCTCGTCTGACATAGTTCCAGAACTTGATCTTGATACAGTTTTAAACGCTGACAAGATTAGACAGAGAAGATCAATTCATAAGTACTTATACAATACTTATGTTTGGAGATACGAACTTGATTCAATCGAAGACAAATACCTAGCAGGAAAGATCATTGTTTCGGCTGATTCAATTAATCGAATGAATGTTGGTAAAAAGCAGCTAAAGATTGAGTCCGATGGATTAAGAGATACTTCAGAAACAAGGGTGATGATTGAAAACGTGGGAGCAAGACTTCTTGATCGATATCAATTTGCATCAACTTACTTTGAAGATATTGAAGTAAATTATAAGACCGGTTACACAATAGAAGTTGGTGACATTATCCCATTTGGCGGTAAAGAGCTTCAAGTAACTGATCTCCAAACAGGTGCCAGAGGATCGGATCTTCAATTTTACGAGGTAATCAATAAGTCACTTAACGTAAAAAATGGAAGGATTAAGCTATCTTTAGTTTCAACTTCTTTCGATGTTGGGGCAAGATATGCAGTCATTTCTTTAGCTTCTAATATTGGATCTGGATCAACTACATCTAGAATCAGAATTGAGCTTACAAATGACACTGATGAGTGGGCAAGAGAATCAGATAAATGGCTACAATATATTGGCCAGACTGTAACTGTTAGATCAGAGGATTACTCATTTGATCAAGAGGCAATTCTTGCCGGTGTAGATCCATCAGATAAGAACTTCTTATTGCTTGAAACTCCACTATCATCAGCTCCGCTTGCTGGATATATTATTGAGCCAAGCTATTACCAGGACTCTGATAAAGAGCTAAATGATAAATTTAAACTTGAGTTTGCTCATTTAGTTTCACGAGTAACTATCACAATAGTGAATTCTACTAGCAGTTTTGAGGTGGATGATCCTACAAAGCTTCAAGTTGGATCTTATATTATTGTAAATTCCGATGATTTCACTAGAGATTCATTTGGTTCTAAGCATAAAATTGACTCAATTATTGGATCAACTGTAACATTGGATAGTACATTGGATTTCTTGCCTTTAGTTGGTGATGTTGTGAATGCTTCTAACTTTGCTGACGGCGGTTATCCTTATTTAATCTTATAATGAGAGGTTTACCATAGCTAAGACAGACGACGTAACATCAAGTAGAGAGATCCTTAAAGTCGGAGATATATCTTTTAAAAGACCTGTCTCGGAGGCAATCTTATCTCGCTTTGCTGCTACAAATAACTTCATTAATAAGTTTCAAGTTGATTACGTTTCATTCTTTTTAAATGGCCCTTACTCAGCAGCGAGTGGATTATTTGGAATGGATGGAGCTTATACGATGTTTACTAAATCTGAAATTGTGGGCGTTCAAATATGGAACGCTATTGCAGGAACAAGTGGAACAACTGCTTTAGATATTAGATGGATCAACCAATCTGGAGTCGGGCAAGGATCAATTTTTTCTACTACTCCAAAAGTGTCTTCGGCGGCAGCAAATGGAACTAGAGGCTTTAGAAATCTTGAAACATCAAACGACTTCACCATGACCGGAGTGACTCTCCCAGTATTGTCTAAAACAACTTTTGAAGAAGGTGAAACTCTTTATCTAGAAGTTGATTCGACAATGGTTGGTGCCCAGAATTGTGCTTTAACTTTATTTATTAGACCAAGGACTTAAAAAGATAATTTAAATGTGGCCACAAAATGCCATTTTTTATTTTTCTAACATGGTCTAGTTTTGTTTTTAGTTTTGGCTTGGCTGAATTTCTTGAGGGTAAATATATTGCTAGTTTATTTTTGTCGTAATGATTTATCATTGTAGCTAAAACTAGAATGTTAATATCATCTAAAGCAGATGAACCGCATTTCTCTCCTAAGTTCTTCTTGGTTAAACCAGTTACCCATGCGTGTTTTGTATTGTTTTCACGTGAACACCATTCTAAATTTTCAACATTATTGTTGTCTTTATTTCCATCTTTATGGTTAACAGTCTCAAGGTTGTCTGGGTTTGGTATATATATTTTAGCAACAAGTCGATGTAGCAGCATTTTTTTCATTTTATTATTAATGCGAATAGGTGCTCTATGGTACCGATCATTTTTAAATTTAGTTTTTAATATCTTTCCTTGGTTATTTTTTACAAATCCAGTGGTTGATATAAAATAACCAGTATTTTCAAACTCTAGCCATGCCTCATTCATGGTGGACTTATAATATATTCAAAAATAAAATTAAAGTAATATATGGCAATTTTGCTATACCAGAAAGGATAACGCACTTGGCTACATACTACGGAAGTGAAACTCTTTACGACGTTGTTCACACTGTTGCGACTACTGCAACACTTGGGGAAAGCGATACATTAAATTTATATACAGTGCCAACTGGTTATTATGCACTGATTAAGTTTGCATATATTGAAAGAAATGATGAAACTTCAAATGGATATTATGGAACAACCGAAGCTGTAATCAAACTAGTTGGTGATGATTGTGGTAATGATCCATTTTTTTCAAGGCCTATTGGTGTTGATTTAACATTAAACTCATCTGATGACGGCGTTGGTAACGAATCAGCAAGTTGGATTGTTCATAAGCAATGGTATAATTCTGGATCAATATCTTATGGATCAGTTGGGGCATCTAGAAGCTATTCTCCATTTAATATGTATGCAGGCCCGGGAGATATTATTCAAATTCAAACAAGCTCAAGCATCATTGGAAACTCATCTGCATTTAGGTATGTATTAGATTACCACATATTTAAACAACCATGATTTTAGTGCCATCATACCTCCACTTTAAAGAAGGCAAGGAAAAGGAACTTTATCAAGAGTTTCAACAAATACAGCCTAAACTTCAATGCTTAATAGAGGAGATGGCTTTCTATGTTCATAATAAAGGTCATAAATTTATTATCACTGATCTACTTAGTGATGCATTTGAAGACGCAAGGCTAGGGAGAGTTTCAACTTCTCACTCAGAAGGCAGAGCGGTTGATATTAGAACAAGAGATTTTCCTAGATCATTTATAAAAGAATTTGAGAAATACTTTGAAACTAAATACGGACATTTAGGAGCAATATCAAAAAAGACTGGTAAACCCAACTTGGTTTATTGGCATGACAACGGACATGGAGAGCATTTTCACGTCCAATTAAAAAGAGGTTAACATGGAAGTCATCGTTGCACACAAAGCAGAAATCTTATTATTCTTATTTGCTCTATCTGAGCTTCTGGCACTTATCCCAAGCTTAAAAGCTAATTCAGTTTTTCAACTAATTGCTCAAGCTTTAAAAAAGGCTGTTGGTAAGTAATGGGTTGGGCGGCGTTCATCGTATCATTAATAAAAACGATACCACTTCTTCATGACGTCTTTATGAAGGTGGTAGAGCTTTATTATATGCAGATGGACGCCAAAGACGAAGCTAATGCAAGTAAAGTGGGAATGGAAAGAGATAAAATAATCGCTGAATTAAGAAAAAAGGATATCACCGATGAGGAACGTAACAAGCTCCGTAAAGCTCTTTATTCTCTTTCTAGGCGTTAGTTGTGTATCTCACCCAAATAGACCAGATAGTTCTCTCTGTCTTGCTAATTCCGATGGTTGGGTTTGTACTAATTCAGGCGGCGACTTTAGAGAGCAAGAGAGCAACCTTATCTGCACTGATCTTTCTGGCTATTCAGCTCTTGAGAGATATGTTGATCAATTAGAACTAAGGATCAGAAAACTTGAAAGGCGTTGCAAATAAGAAAGAATTCCCAAAGAAAAGAGAGCTTGAAGATTGTTACCAAAATCTTTATCAAGCCGAGGCCAAGGGCGATAAACATCAAATAATGATTTGGAAAGCAATAATTGCTAAACTAGAATCTAGAGATGATGTTAAAAATAAAAATAGAAGCCGATCCAATCCCCCTAAATAGAGCATACCCAACTAACAGACAAGGAAGACGCTTTCTTTCTAAAGAGGGATCTGATTATAAAAAGCTTGTCTCAGCAGCTACAAGAAACGCATTTCTAGATCAAGGATTTAGATTTAATCCAGATAACCAATACATCACAACAGAGATCTTTTTCTACTCTCCAAAACTGTTTACTAAGCAAGGCAAAATCAACAGAAATAAGCCTGATACAAGTAACCTAATTAAACTTCTAGAGGACGCTATCTTTGAAACATTGGGGATCGATGATTGCTACAATTTGGACTTCTCAGGGATTACTTATAATCACTCAGAAAAGTCAGTTATTGTAGTCATACTTAGAGTTGTTTCAATAAATGAAAAGTTAGCTTTGACGATGCCTTAACTTGGTTTCACAATTAAAAAGAGATGCTCAATCTCGTCCTCCGGTTGGTCATTTATTCAAGGATGAATTTATGGCCAACTTCCTAAAGAACGCCAATTGATTTTAGATATTTTACAAAGATAGATGATCCTAAATAAGGAAATGTTTTTAAGTTATACTCAGTGACTCTATTCCCGTTATGAGAAAATCCAGCGACATGACTTAACTCATGCCAGATATTTTCCACCCTATCTTGTAAGGGCAAATGAAGCTTTCTGGTATTTACAAAGATATCATCATCAATTGAGTATCCAATCACATTTGACCAAGGATTAAACGTCTTATAAGAAAGGATCTTTACAACAGCATCTTTCAAATTCATTCCCATTATATCAAAGCACTGAGTCCCGATAAATGTAGTATGATTAAATCTAATGCCATCTAATAGCTTTCTAAATTCGGGATCAGCATAATGAGTCTCTACAATATGAGCAGCTCTTTTTACGATTGGATCATTTATTTCTACGAGGAACTTCATAAATACTTTCTCCCATTAGTGCGTCAAAACAGTGTTTAACATCTCTTTGATGCTTCATTATAATTACATCTGTCTTCATCATGCAAATCTCATGTCCAAGAAAGATTCCTGCCAAAAAAAGCAATGCAGTCAAATACCAATAAATAAAGCTATCCTTCATAAATCACCTATTTCTTTTAGTGCTTCTCTAGCTCTCATTCCCCAATCATTATTTCCGCTTTCAATATCTGAATAAAACTCTAAAGCATTACGTAGTTTTTTGTTTTCTTCTCTTTCCTTCTCAAGTTTTTCATAGAGAGATAAAGCGTCTAGAGGAGTAGATTTGTTTCTCATATAATGACAAGCAAACTCCCAAGCGTCATAAATATCCGGTCTGTTTAATTGACTACTTCTCCACTTATCGAAAGCTTCTAAGTCTTTATCATTCATAAATCACCTAGACATAAAAAGATTACGATGAGTTTTCCATCCACCAGTGACACTTTCTTTCTTTAAAAATTTATATTGCTCAAGATCTTTTGATTTTAAGAAGATTCTCTTTGTTCCTTCAAGCTTATACCACATTCCTGGGGTGACCTTATGAAGCTCAATCTTCTCGCCAGTCTCTTTGTGCTGATAGATTAATTTTTGCATTAAAATGGCCTTTTCACTACTAGACCAGGATCAAGCTCAACCAATTCTTTAGTAAGCCATCTCTTAAACATTGGAGTTTCTTTAGATTGACCAAACTCATCTACTGACTTAACAAAGCCAACATACTCATAAGTCTCGTTATCAACTTCAAAGAGATAAAAAGAACCTCTTTCAACAATTGATCCAACAGTTTTAGGTGGATTAGCTCGTTCCCATGTTGAAAGCATTTCAGCGACATACTTCTTAGGTAAGTGCTTAATTGATGCAACAAAGGCAATAACTTCTGGATCTTTTTCGTTAGCAAAGAAATACGCATAAGCTGCTTGAGCATCAAGGAATACTAAATTCTTATTAAGTAAAAAGATCTGATCCATTTTATCCTCCGTTTTGCTTTATCCAAGCTGAAGCACTGTTAAAAGTTGATATTTTTGGCATCTCAATGCCTTTCTTTTTAGAGATTGCATATATAGCCTTTAGCTGCCCATCCGTTGCAGGCCCATCAATTTGCGGCTTTGATTCTTGTTTTTGCTCAAATCTTTGTGGAGGTCGAGAGACAGCATTGCCATCATCATCTTCATCTGCACAAAGTCCTAGGATGCTTAAATAAGAAGTTCTTCTTAGATAGGTAATTGCACCTGTTAATTTTTGAGCATCTTGCAAGTCTGGTAAGTAAATAAAGCTTTCAAGCGTTTCACTAGACTCATGAAGTAATCTTGTTACAAGGGTATTTTGTCCGGCATCAACATTAAATGTCTGAGAAACTAGCAGTCCATTCTTATTTAAAACAGGCAAGCAAGTATCAATTACAGTGCTAAGTTCGGCATAATAACTTTTATAGTGAGGATTAAGCTTGTTTTTTGGGATGACTGGGACTTCTTTCTGAAACTTAATTAAGGCTGCAATTAGACTCTTCATTTGATTCTCCTAAACTCTAATTTATCAAGGGCTACATCTAGAGGCTTTTTACTTGGTTTAATCCTGGGGCATTTACAATTTGTCTGAGCAACGACTTGCTCATCATCATAAAGAAGTGAGTATTCTTCTTTACAAATAGGGCATTGAATGATCTCTTCCATAAATTCCTTTATTTAATGAGATTGGTTTATATACTAAAT